CTTTCGGTAAGTTAAACCCTTACTCTTTTTATTACATAAGGTTTGCGACCTTAGTAAGTCTGTAGTAGATGTTACCATCACCACTACCCAAGCGAGCAGCAACACCGTTGCCATCGTTGGTTGCGAAAGGATTAGCGACCATGCCGTAGCGAGTCTTAAATCCGATCTTAGGTTGGAAGGTGTTTTCACCAACCGCACGAACCATCTGAAGAGGCACGTATGGGCAGTAGAAAAGACCAGCATCAAAAGCATTAGTGCCTTTGTAACCAATCGTGTAGTAGTTGTTGGTAGAATCTGAGAAGTATGGGTCAATGTATACTTTGATACGACCATTCAGAACACCTGCGAAAGTGTTGCCAGTGTCATCAACCTGAAGGTTGTTAGACAGTGCTGGAGTATAGTCAAGAACACCTGCCATTTGAAGCGCAGAAGCGACATCAGAAGAAGTGATCATAACATTACCCTTGCCTCTACGAGTTGCTTTCGCAATTTCGTTGGCATCACGCTCGATCTGGAACATCAGACCTTTGAACTTCTCAACAGACCAACGACCATTTGAATCAGTGTCAAGGTCGAAAGTGCCTGCAGTAGTGGTGTTCTTCTGAGCACCTGCAACAGCAGAGTAGTTGATAGTTCTGATAACTTCACGGTTGATTTCAGCAAGGATCTCACTAGACAAGATGTTAGAAAGTTCCTGCTCAGCGTCAAGACCGTGGATCGCTTTCAGATCCTGTGCCAGTTCCATGGTGTATTCTGCTTTAAGAGCACGTGTAACGGCAGTTACAGAGATCTTATCAATGCTGAATGCCATCTCGTTGAAGGCATTCTGAGTGCCATCACCAAGTGCTTCGCCAGAAGCAGTTGACATACCAGTTGAAACAGTATAACCAGAACCAGAAGCACGATCGTTAGGATCAGTGCCAGACTGTGAAGTTCCAGCAGAACCGTTAGCAACCAACTGAGAAGCAGTGTTACCAGCAGCAGATGCTGAGAAGGTAGAGTCTGCCTCATTGAAGAGTGCTTCGGTGCCAGACTGACCAGAATAGCGAGATTTCATCGCAAAGATCAGACCTGTTGGACCAGTCATTGGTTGAACGCCAGCAACATCATAAGCGATGAGGTTTGGCATAGAACGACGAACCAGTGAAATCAGCACAGGATCGAAGTTATCGATGCTTGCGCCAGTTGCGTTTACAGGTGCTGCTTCGCCCAACAGTGAAGTGCCATGTGCGCCTCCCTGCTGTGCTGCCTGCTCCCGTGCAGCGATTTGCTGGTTTTCGAGTAGAGTTGCAGTAACCGAACGCTTGTGGGCATCTTTAATCGGATCTAGATCGGGATGCTCAAGCACTGGTTGCCACTTTGAGATAAGTGCATCAGTTTGCATTTTGGTTTCTCCTTTCGGTTTTTAACCTATTGTAGTATTATTTATAAAAAGTTATTTCTTAATGGATCTTGAGATTGCCGACATGTATGCCTGCATTCCAGGATCCGCCACTGCTTGATCTACATCATTGCCAGCGAATTCAAGAGGTTCATCATCTAGATTTCCCGAATCAGATGCAACTGCTTCAGCAAAGTAGTTTTCTCTGATGGTATCAATTTTGGTTTGAAAGTCCTCTTCACTTTCAAAATCTACACCCTCAGCAAGAGACTTCAACTTAATGATCTGAGATTCAGTCAAGTCTTTAGATGCATCACGCATAACAGACTCTTTCTTAGACTCAGTAAGTTCCTTGCGGAGTTCGATATTCTTTTCCATTTCTTCGTTGACTGCAGTTTCGAGTTCGCCAACCTTTGCAGCAAGTTCGTCAACCAAATCAACTTTCTCTTCAGGAATGTCGATATAGTTTTCAGCGAACAAGTTGCGCAGACCAACCATGAAGTTCTCAACGATTTCAGCACGAACACCCTGTTCAACTGCCAATTCGTTTTCCTTCATCCACTCTTCAGCGACATACTCAAGATAGTCGTCCAATTTCTTAGACAGATCTTCTTGGATGCTGCTCTTTTCTGCTTCCAGTTCTGCTTCAAAGTCAACGGTAACTGATTCCAGCACTTCGTTTACTTTAGACAGGACTGCTGCTTCGAAGATGGTTGTTGCTTTAGCAGTGAAGTCTTCAGTAAGATCTTCACCATTGAAGATTGCAGCAACGTCTTCTTTGACATTGATATCTTCTTTAGTGACTTTCTTAACTTCACGGACAGACTTTTTAGACTCAGTTGCTTCTTCTTCGTCTTCTTCGTCACCATGCATTGCAGAAGTGATCTTATCATACGATGCAGCGATTTCGTCACGCTTCATGCCTGAGACGATGTCCATCATTGCCTGAATCATGCCTGCCTTAGTTTTAGGTGCGGCAGATTCTTTAACAGATTTCTTTTTAGACTCTGATGCTTCCTCTTCGTCGTCATCATCGCCTTCTTCTTCAGAATCTTCCATGTCGTCTTCTTCTTCATCAGACTCCATATCTTCTTCTTCTTTTTTAGTGTTTTTCACACTTTCTTTTTTCGGTGCTTTTGGAGACTCTTCGAGTTGCTCTGCATCTTGCGACTCAAGGATTTCTTCCTCTTGCACTTCAAGTTCTTTATCTGACATTGGATATACTCCTTTGTAACAAGTTATTTATCATTTACATTCTATTTATAATTTTCAGAGTTTACTCAAAAAGTCTTTAAAGACCCTTAGTTTTGCCTCTTCCAATTCTGCACGAGATGCAGTGTTAATGTGTTTTTCGTAATCAGCAATAGTCTTCTCACGAATAACACCATTGTCCCACACCCATTCCTTACCTTCCATGATGCCTTCTACAAAAGCATCGGGGGCAGATGGATCTGCAACAATATCGGCAGCAGTGGCAAGATAAAAATCTTTCTGCACTTCAGCAACTCCACCCTTACCTGCTTTCAAACTGCCCATACCACGAGAAGAAACACCTAATGTAGCACCTTCATCCATCAAAGATTTTACAATTTTACCGTATGGTGTTTCGGTCATAATTTTTGCTTTACCGATAAAATTAGAACCGTCTCTCTCAAGTGATTGAATCATATGAGAAACACGCTCCAAGTTAATGGTTGGACCAGATGGGTGACCCAATTCTCCATATGCACGTTTCTTATCGATATATTCTTTCGAATATCTTTTTACTTCTCGCTCAA